CCCATTTCAGTTGCTTTCGCAAATTTACCAATATAGGGTACTCCTGAAAACATTCCTGCAATTCTAGCTACTGTAGATGCTGGTCCGGAAACCTGACCAGAACCCACATACTCGTCAGCCTGTAATTGCACATCAACTGTAGGACCTGATAAGACAACATCTTCCATGCCATAACTTGAACAGTCGCTCCAGCTCCAACAACAGCATTTGCTGATTGGAGAGTAGCATAGATAATAAAATCTAATTGACCCATGTCAATGGTATCTTGAAGGTATCCCAATCTAAGAAAATTTTTTGGGTAGAAGAAAGGTAATGTAATTTCCCCTCCTTCACTATGTTGAGGAAGAATCCAAAATCCAGGTCTTTGAGAATATGGTATCAAATATTGAGTACCAGTTCCATTTACAATAGTAGATGCAGTAAAATTCTGTAAAGGTTGATAAGCCATATACATAGCACCATAGTAAAATGGCGATGCATTAACCATAACTTTAATTTTAAGATTGCCTCTAATAAAAGCAAAATTGCTAATTTTCTTAGCGATCGTAGGATCAGCTAAAAATAATCGCCAAGGATTGATAGTTGCTTCTACACCTACAGGATCTGATTCGTTCCAGGTAATTGTGGATATCACGACTGGACGTGAGAGAAATTCTTTAAGACCAGCTGCCTCTGCAGCATCATGAAGTGCTAACTCATCATGTTCAGTTCCTTTACCAATTGTTAAACCGGTAGTTTGATCAATAAAAGTTACTGTTTGATAATCTACAATGTCACCTGGTGGTGTATCAACCGAAATTTCTTCACTTTGTAAAATACACCAATCATCTGAAGAATCTGTATAAATTGTATCTTCAGAATGAATATAGTCCCAATTTTGAAAGTCTAGGGATCGACTTTTTAAAAAATATTGAGCAAACGTACATTTATTATAACATACACTGTGGTACTACACAATGCATGAGGGAATAGCTTTTCTTGTGCACCAGCCGGGCACTTCTCTAAAAAGAGATTTTGAGGAACACTCTGGCAAGTGTTTAGAAAATGAGTCCATTCTCACAGATTTAGCGTAGCTATTCAACACTATCTGCGCAGTAACTACTCATTTAATGACAGTTGGTTTCGATCTATTCAGATCGTTGACGTTGACGCGCCAAAATCTTTTGTGAAGCATCTTTGAATCGTGTTTTTAAAACATCCCAGGAGGCGAATGTATATTCATCTTCCCATAATGTTAAATCACAATTCTCAAATATCTTCTTTAAAATTTTTTGTTTTTCCTGAAAAATTTCTTTCCCATAAAACCAATATTCCATATTGGCATTACCAATACATTGAGCCCCTTGCGCTTCAGGACATAATGATTTACTCTTCACACACATAGTTAATGATTTGTTAATTGAATCATGCTCCAGTGGTGCTAAATAAGCTCCAATCTCATCATCCCATTTCCATTTTCTTTTCAGAAAACTAATTTGAGAAATGTGGAGAAAGGGCACTGATTCAGCTTCTTTATCAGCCATTGTGTATTTGATATCCACATCTGCTAATGCGGATTGAATAGCGGTATGATTGAACCAAGAACCAATCTCGGATCGAACACCCATACAGTTGTCATCACCATATGTTAATAAAGCAACATCTTTCTGAAAATCGTAACAATTTTTGTGCGGTGATAGCACATAATATGCATAACGAATATACAGACTGTTAACTAAACTATTGATAATAACAGTTAGTGGGTGACCAGAAGGATTAGTTCCATAAAATTCAACTAAATCACCATTCAAATCAACCAAAGGGAAAGCCGTATCTTCAGCTAAGCAAGATATAACCCGAAGATCATCTTCAGACATACCAGCTTTCTTACAAATCTTTATGATAATATCAAAAGCAGCAAGAATAACTGTAGGAGGCATTCTCTTATCAAATTTAGAATAATCACCTGCTACCATATGATCATCACCAAATTTACAGATGTGATCACGAAGCAGACTCCATTCAATAGATTGGGCCACTGTTCCTACCGCTGTTTCAAAAACTAATTTATTGTTTTGGATAAGACGGACAATTGATAACAGATATTTGCGATTAGTAATAATAAAATCTAATGGTGCACCACAAAACAGGCGCGTTCTTGCAGATCTAATTTTTGCTAATGGCAATGGCTCATCTTTCATATGCGCACAAAAATTGGGCATAGCTCTCTCACCAGATAGATATGTTTTAATGATCTTATCTACGCGATTCATTATTTCAGAATCAACATCTACAGGATCACTATAGTCTCCAAATGGCTCACAAGCTGTGATAAAATATTTTTTACTCTTCTTCCATGGATTACCAGCACTGGTATTACGATTGATTTTATCTACGTAAGCCACCCCAGGCGCTCCATTGATAGCCGTGATATCATCATAAACATGAACTTCATCAAAATCAGCTTGTGGAATTTGAGTTTCAATATCATTCCAAAAAGCATCTACACAATGCTCTAAAATTTTGGAATTCAATTTGTAAATT